CTCCTTTAAAACATAATCGGTTAAGATTACATAATGTTTTTAACTAATACTCTTCTGTAGTATTTGTTAGCATTGTCATCAAGAGCACCAGCATCACTTAATGCAGTAGTACCTCTAGCGAATGGGTTTTCAACAACTCCATACCTAGTTTTGAATCCAATTTTTGGTTGGAATGTGTTCTCACCAACCGCTCTAACCATTTGTAATGGTACGTACGGACAGTAGAATAATCCAGCGTCAAAAGCGCTTGACCCTTTATAACCAACAGTCATGTAATGAATACCTGATGTAGGAGTAAAGTATGGGTCGATAAATACTCTGATTCTTCCGTTAAGAACACCAGCAAAAGTAGAGCCAGTATCATCAACTTGTAGATTATTAGAGTTAAGAGCAGGTGTATAATCTAATACGCCAGCCATTTGAAGTGCAGAAGCAACATCAGAAGAACATAACATGATGTTACCTTTTCCTCTTCTTGTTCCTCTTGCGATCTCATTAGCTTCTCTTTCGATTTGGAACATAAGACCTTTAAACTTCTCAACCATCCATCTACCGTTAGAGTCAACGTCTAAGTCGAAAGATCCTGCTGTAGCAACGTTTTGTTGTGCACCAGTAACAGCAACTAAGTTAACTGTTCTTACGATTTCTCTGTTAATCTCTGCTAAGATTTCTGTTGAAAGAATATTTGCAAGTTCTGTTTCAGCATCTAGACCATGAATGGCTTTAAGATCCTGAGCAAGTTCCATTGAGTATTCAGCTTTTAGAGCTCTTGATTTAGCTGTTACAGCAATTTTCTCGATTGAGAAAGCCATTTCAGCAAAAGCACTGTTTCCAGACTCGCCAAGAGTTTCTGCTTGTGCAGTGTTCATACCTTCAGCAAAGTTATAAGAAGTACTGTTACCTGATGGTTGAGTACCGTCTTGAGCGTTACCTAAAGTATTGTTACCTGAACCTGCTACTACTGTAGAGTGTTCTGAGTCTGCTTCGTTATAAAAAGCTTCAGTTCCTGATTGGTTAGTGTATCTGCTTCTCATAGCAAATATTAAACCAGTAGGTCCAGTCATAGGCTGTACACCAACTAAGTCATAAGCGACTAAGTTAGGCATTGCTCTACGTACTAAGCTGATTAGAACTGGATCATAGTTATCAACGCCTGATCCTGTAGCGTTTGTAGGTGCCTCAGCAAGTAGTGAGTTTGGTGAAAAACCTCTATCTTCTCTGATTGCCTTTTCTGTGTTCTCCAAACAAACTGCAGTTACTGATTTCTTATGACTGTCCCCAATGTCAGGTAAGTCAGTGTGCTCAATAATTGGCTGCCACTTGTTCTGAAGAATTTCGTAATTTGATTCCATTTTAATTTCCCCTTAAAATATAGTTACGAGTTACTTTCTAGCAGTACGCGCAATTGCGTCTGCATACTTAGACATGCCACCTGGTAGAGGCTTAACTTCTTCGTCAAGTTCTACTGGTTGCTCATCAGATAAATCTGATGATTTGCCTGTTTTAGATTCAAGGTATGATTCTTTCAAAGTATTAAGTTTGTTAGAAAAATCCTCGACATTCTCATAATCAAGTCCTTCCGATAGAGCACGGAGTTTTTCAATTTGAGTTTCCGCTAAGCCATTAGTAGCCTCAGCGAAAGTGTTTTGTACTTGGGCTTCGATAAGTTCATTAGTAATGCCAATCTTAGCACTAGTTTCTTCTTCGAGCTTGCCTTCGAGTTCTTCTACTCTTGTTTCAAGAGATGCAAGAACATCTGTTTGTTCATCTTCTGGAAGAATCACGTTATGTGCTTCTATTAATCCTTTAAGACCAGACATGAATGATTCAGCAACTTCAACTTTAAGTGATGACTCGATAGCAACTTTGTTCTCTTCTAGCCACTGCTCTGATAAGTAGTTGATGTATTCATCAAGTTTACCAGTCATGTCTTCTTTCATTTGCTCTCTAGCTTCATCTATTTGAGTTGCGAATGCTTCTGAGTACTGATCGTTAAGGTCAGCAACTCTAGCATTAACAGCAGCTTCAAATACTGTTTCAGCTTTTTCTCTTAGGTCTTCGGATAAGTCTTCGCCAAATATAGCGTCGATATCTTCCTTGACACCAGAACCTTGTCCCGGGGTTGCTACCTTAGGTGCATCTTTCATGTTAGCAGAAACGCTCTTGTCAGCTTTACGAGCTGGAGCTTTCTTGCCACTTTTAGATCCTATTAGGTCTTCACCTTTAGACTCTGATCCTGATTTTACGTCCGCTCCGCCTGGATTAGGTGCTTTAAATCCTACTGTTTTATCAGCAGGTCTTTTATTGCTTCCTTTTGTCACAGGGTCAGCGATTTCTGAATTTTCACCGCTGGCCTTAAAC